TACATAACCAATTTTAACTGTGTAAGGTTTGTAGTTAGATACGTTCATTCTTGACATATCAGCAACTAATACATTACCAACTGCAATTGATTGCTCAGGAATGATTAATACACCACCAATAACAACTTGGTTGAATAAAGACGCTGTAGGATATAAAGGTAATCCCATACCATCTTTTGCACTAACAAATTGTACAAAGAAGTCAATTGGATTCATTAACGCTACGTTTGCCATGTAAGGCATTTCATCAGCGAAATTTGTAGTTGAATAGATTTTAGTTACACAAGCATTGATTACATCCATTACGTTTGGAGTAGCAACTGTACCTGCTAATGCACCTGCTGTGAAAGATGACGCAACTGTGATAGAATCAGCAATTAACGCTTTGTTTTTCTTTAAATTGTGTTTTTTGAACAATAAATCTGTAGCAACTGATTGCAAGAAAGGAATATCATCAACTGATTGCTCTGTTAATTTAATCCATGCAGCTAATGTTTTTGGTGCGGCATATCTTGTTTCAACTTTGAAATCAATTTGTGCTTTATCACTTCCTTCTGTTTGGAAAGTGTAATCACCATCTTTAGGGATAGTTTCAGTGTAAGGGAAAGACGCTTGGTTAGTGCTAAATGAAGTACATAAAGGTAAAACATTTAATTCTCTTACATTAGCATTCGCAGGGTTTGCTTGGTTGTAGGTAGGTGTAGAACCTTGAATAGTTGCACTAGCTGTAGTAACTGTACCAACTACTTTTGTAGCGATTTCATGTACACGATTGTTTTTGAAAGCCTCTTTGATTTCTGTAGCATTCTCAGCAATTGCTTTTGAAATTTCTTCGTTGAAACTCATTGCACTTTCTAAGTTTTTGTTTTTCATGTTTGCAACTTTAGTAGCTGTTTCAATTAATTGACATTGCAATTCTTTGAAAGCCTCGTTTGTAGCATACTGAGATTTTAATGCTGTTAAATCCGCCTCAACTTGTTCTGCTGTTTTAAACTCAGCATTCATTGCTAATTCAAGACCTTTAACTTGTTCTCTTACATTAAGTAACATCGCTTTTTGTTCCTCGCTGTAATCTTTGATTTGCTCTGCAAATTGAGCATCTGTAATTTTTGCCATTTTTTTTGTGTTTGTTTGTTTTTAAATAAATTTTAATTTTGAATAATCAACCTTTTTTTGAGTGGATTTTACCGGCTCTATATTAGTCGTAGTGGTAGAACCGGCTACGTTTGATTCTGTTACTGAAATTGTAGGTGTAATCGTATTACTACCTTTTACAACTGCTGAAATTTCTATTAGTTCAGCCTCTAATACTGCAAAGAAATACCCACACTCATCTGCTTTCTCTTTATTTGCAACCATTGGATAGTATTTATCCCAATTTGCTTTTTCATCAACATAGTATTTTTCTTCACTATTAACACACATTACAACATTTTTGTATCGCATACCTACAGAATGATTAGTTACATAACCTTTCTTGTATTGCTCTACCATATACTCGTTTCTATCAACCGGTGCTAATGATTCACCAAATAAAGCCTGAGTACTTCCCTCATAAGGTGCGCCCAATGATTTCCATTTAACATTCTTTACACTACATTTCATTTTGCTATCAATAACCTTATCAAACTCCATTTCATGCTCTTGCAAATGTAAAAAATACTCGTTATCAGCTAGTGTTTTATTCCATAACTTAGGAATATGCACATCCATGTGGCTATCTAATAAATTAGTAGTATTACCTACAAACTTCAATAAAACAAACCCTGTTTCAATGTTATCTGTAGTCATTGCCACATCTTTATTTTCATAATCACCTTTTGTACTAACTAAAGGCATTTGATAACTAACAACATCGCATTTCTTATTTGCGCTTTTCTTTTCTTGAATTATAGTACTTTTATTGTCTTTAAGATACTTAAACAATTCATCTTTAGTTGTAATATTTGTAGGTATTGTAAAGTTCATTTATTCTATATTTTGTTTTAATGTTATTAACATATTGGTTGGAACAATTGCTAAAATTTCGTTTCTATCATTTTTAATAATACTTTGCCCTGTTTTTTCATCAATGGTAATAGTACCTTCAATTTCAATTAAACTAAAGTAACCTGTATTATTTTGTACGAAAATTTGATAAATCATTTAGTAATTATTTTAGTAGATTTAATTTGCTTATCTTTTATTTCTTTAATTTCTTTAATTTCCTTGTCCGTTAACTTGTTCATTTTGATTATTATTTATTTTATATAAATCCCACAATTGAGGTAATTCATCTAAATACTTACCTATAAATTCTTTTCTAATTGGTTGTTTTAACTCCAACATCAAAGCATCGTGTGTAATTGCGCATTTTAAAAACTGCTCGGTAAATGATTGAACATTTAATCTATGTATTTCAGCCTTCTCCTTTTGATTATCTTGGAATAAATGTAAATGTGAGTAATCAATTACGAATCTATACCCATTATCAAAAGTTAAAGTAGCCTCATTAAACTGATATATGATATTTTCACTCTCAGGAATAATAGCATTTTGATACATTGCCTTTTCATAAGCAGTTTGATTATTAAAGGTTGTACCCTCTGCATTTGATAATAAATTATAATTAAATCCAAAAGCATCGCAAATTGTATGTAAATCAGACCTTTCATTTTCAAATAACTTCAATTGGTCAACATCCATACTAATTTGTTGCCATTTTAATGACATATTAGTAATAATTATTTGCCATTGTGATTTACTTAAACCATATTTCTTATAATCTTCTTGTAATAGTTGCTTATCTTCTGCATCAATTGACGTTGTACCTATTACATCCTTTGAATCGTTTGATAATATACCTAATGCACCTCTACTATTAATTAGCATACCTCTTGCCTCGTAGTTTGCAATTAAGTTACTTATTTGATTTGTTAAAGGTGTAATTCTACTTTGTGTAAATAAAGGACTATCTAAACTTGTTGTAGTATCGGTACAAAAATATAAATCTTCCTTATTTAACTGAGTAGTTTCACCATTATAAGTAAAATAAACAGAATCTATAAGGTCTGATATACTTTCAGCATTTAAGTAATTAGTTTGCTTATAATTTATTTGCAAAAATTGATTAGGCAAAATATACATTCTACCCACAATTGATTTGAAAGGCTTTATAATCAACCATACAGAAACTCCGTAAATTTGAGTTAAAGCATAAGACTGAGATAAAAACTGCCCTCCTGTTTGTAATGGGTTAGGCTGTGCAAGTAATTTCAAAAGTCTATTCTCTTTTACCTCTTCACCCTTTTTATTCAATAATGATAATTTACCATTATTAAACATTGACGATTTTTTATTTATAATCGTAGGCAAAATAGGCAACAATTGATAGGCTTTATCTATTGTCGCATTTGATAGACTAAAAGTGTTTGGATTAAAAGAATTTCCAAATTCTTGAAAATACTCATAACTTGTACTATTATAATTTTTTGTAGTAAAATTACTATCTATTCTTTCAATCTTATTAGAAACTAATTTAATTAAATCCATTTAACGTCTTGTAATTATGCAAAGATAAACATTTTTTATTTATTAATATTATTTTTTAAATAATTCCAAATTATTCTACTAATAAAAAAAGGACAAAGAAAAAAATAAATAATAAAAGAAATTATCTTATTACTCGCATTATCATCTAAAGTCATATTATAAGCAATAAATAAACAAAAACAAAGGTAAATTATTAATATATTCATATTTTATTTTTTAAAATAGTGTGTATAAACTCCGTATCTTATTGAATCCATTAAATGATTAAATGTATCTATAGGTGTGTTGGTGCTTTGCCCTGTTTTGTTATCCTTTGCCCACATATACTTTTGTCGTTCCTCATGCAAATTTAATGAATTAGATGTATAAAATACTTTAAATTCTTTCAATCTGATGATACCTGCATTTATTGAACCTTGCCCTTTCCTAGCAGGTAAGCAATTCCTCATTCCCAATCTTCTTAGTTGTGCTATTTGGTCAGGGTCATGGTCGCAATATATCGGAGTACTGCTAGTAAACCCATTAGCCTCAAATATTTGTTTCATTTGTATAGGTGCAATTCCGGGCGTATAGCATATCTCATGCACAAAAATACTTTCCCCAATTCTTACAATTTTGACACCTGCTGTAGGGTCATTCGTATATCCAAAGTCTAAACCTCCTATAAAGTCGTTTTGATGTGGAAAATCGTTATAATCAATTACCTGCCAATCATTATAGATGATACCTTCAAGATTACCTGTTAAACCCCTTGCGTAAACCCTCCATAAATCCTTATCCTTAATAGATTCCGTTCTTCTATGTTCCTCCTCTGATAAAAATGGGTTGTGCCGATGGTCTGAAATAATTAACTTAACATCTGCACCTATATCGTTTGTTTCCTTATCCGTTCCTATTAACTTGTCATGCGCCCAAAATGGTGCTGATGGGTTATAATCTACAAATGTCCTTACCCTCGTACGCTTTGCAACTTGCCAAAAAATACCCCACGTTATGCCATTAGCCTCATTAAAAAATGAATACTGCCTTTTACCTTGCTTTGCGCCTTGCTCGTTCTCATAACTTGTAAACTCAATAATCCACCCACTTTTAAAATATATCATTCTATCCGTTTCGTTCCAATTCTTAACATACTTTTTTAAGCCTTCGTTTGAATTATAAATATTTTTAGCTACCCTATAAGCCCCTTTTTTCAAATTTGGTACACTTTCACCTACTACCGTTATAATAGGGTCTTCCGTTGGTGCTTTGTTAGTCGTTGCAATTGTAAACAATAACTGCATAATTGCATAAGTTTTGCCGGAATCAGTACCTCCTTGATTGATAACTACTTGTTCCGTTGCATTATAATTTGCATAATATACCGGTGATACATCAAATTTATACATTTACTTCTGTTTCTGAGTGTGAAAGATTAGCATTAACAGAAAATACATTTATTGTAGGTGCTACAGTTGCCACATCTTCCCCTGCTGAGTTTGTTTGTGCTGATTTCGTAGGCGCATAATCACCCTCAATTTTACTTATTTCTGCTCTGATTTCTTTTATTGTTTTATTTATAGTCGTTTTTTCTATTGCATTCATTGGTCTTGTACCTGTTAATAGTTCACCCTCTGCAAAAGTAGATACTATCATAATATTTGCCTCTAGTTCATCATTCAATTTCTTAATTTGTTCCTGTAATTCAAGTAACCTATCTATTTTTGATTTAATGCCACTTTTTAAGCCTATTTCTGTATTCGCTTGTATTTGGTTGACAATTGCAATATCTTTGAATTTCGACCATTCTTCTAGCGTTTTATAATATATTTTGATGTGTCTTGCCTTCGCAATGGTAAAACGTTGCCTAATATCATTGTAAGTGCTAGTATTTTCCGTATTTCCTGCCTCAAATAGTTTTATATATTCGTTTCTGAGTGCTACCTCAGTTAAAAACTTCTTTTTCTTTTCCATATATTAAATAACCTTTGATAGTGCCTTTTGTAGTGAAATAATAACGCTTTGAATACATGAGGCGCAATTTATAGGCGTTTTATTAGTTTTATATATGCTATTATGTAAAGTATAGAGTAAATTCAATTCATCAGGCGTATAGTTATGTTGGCTGTCAATTATTATCTTTCTATTTTCTATTAATGTATTCTTTTGTTGTATTGTTATCTTCATTTAACTATTATTTTATTCTTTTCAATATGTTTATATATATCCTGAGTAATTTTACCACATAGCCACGCCTGAGCCTCTTCGTCTGTTATATCTCTATTTTCTGTTACTTTTACTACTAAATGGTAAATTTCATGCGCTAAGGTATTATGACTTAAGTATATGTTATTTATTATAATGTAGTATTCTGATATATCAAAGTAAAAAACTATTCCCTCAACTTCGCAATCCAAAGTGAAATTAAGTTTGTGCTTCTTTCCTATTCGCTTAATTTCTTTGTGTATATCCTGAGTAATAATAAAGTTAACTTTGCAGTTATATATATGTAAATTTATTACCTTATTCATTCATCTTCACAATTATTGGTAATTTGCCCTCAATAACAACCGCACACGCTATTTGAGGCGGTGCAAAGTTTCGTGCATACGCCATGCTGTAAGCGTCTTTATCAATTCCACAACCTACCTGCATCCCGAATATGTTATTCAGGTATTCAATACTGCACTTAGTATGTGAATGTCCAGCAACTACAGAACGAAATAAGGTCTTTGCCTTTGTGAATGCAGTTGCACCCTCTCCATGCACATAAATAACGTTATCAATTTGCGCCTCTGTAACAAATTGCCAATTAGGTACTTTCAATACTTCCTTATATTCCTTAATCCATTTACTAGAGATTCCATGCGCAAAGGCTTTCCGGTACACTATCCTGTCGTGGTTGCCTATTATTACGGTTGCTTTTGGAAAAACTTTGTACCATCTAGCCAATTTTTTAATAGATGTGTTCAATTCATCCAATGCGCTTAACCCGTCAGGGTCTGTATTATGAAAGGATGAATAATGACTATCAATTATATCACCTATAAACACTACTTTATTGCAATTGAATTGCTTATAAACTTGTTTACAGTGGTCTAAATAGCCATTTTTACAAAAGGGCTCATGTATATCACCAATGATTAAAATTTTACTCATAAAAAAACCGGTATAAATTAATATACCGGCAAAGTTATAATATTATTTTTTGCGCTTAATAGTCCTCAATTGCTTTTTTGATTTTAAAATAATTGGTTACGCTTGTATCGTTAATCCCTCGCATGATTCTAGAGGTTAAGCCCTTGTCTAATTGGGTCAAGTTAGCCAATTGAATGTTAGTTAATTTTTTGTTAATCTGTATCAATCTTAATTGTTTGATAGTTGGCAGTTCACCCGCACCGCAAAATTTGCATTTATTCATGTTTGTTCTAATTTATTCGTTATCTAGTGTAATTGTTCGATTTAATAGGCTATCATTCGACATATCAGCAACTATCCGAACATTTGCGCACTGAATATCCAATAATTTGATAATAGGCGTGTCTGTAGTGTAGTCAATTTCAAGTCGGTAGTAATTATCTGAGGCTTGAAAGTCAGCAATTGCGCCTGTGTCAAAAGTAAATTGAGGACTTAGTGTGTGCCTTTCTACGGTATATTTCACAAAAATAACTATAGAAAGCGCTATTATAATAAGGTTTTTAATCATGGTATTAATTATTTAAAGTGTTAAAAATTATTGTTTATTCTGATATTTTTTCAATTGTGTAAACATCAAAAGTTTGCCCATTTGCTATGTGGTTTAATTTGTAGCCTATTGACTCAAATACATTATAATAACAAGATACGCCCACTCCTCCGGCAAAAGTTGGTATAAAATCGCCCTGAGTACCGTACCCAAACAAGTCGCGATTATCTTTGCTTATATTGTCATTTTTTATACTAATCATTTTATTATTGAATTTCATCTTCGAAATTATAGTCATTCTTTTCATAAATTTGGATTTGTATAATTCTTTTATAATTTTATCTTAAATTCATTA